CTCCGAAACTTTCTTATACTGGAGTTGCTGCTCCTGTAGTCACTCCTACTGACAGTTGGTTTTCCGATGCTGTGAAAACTGAAAAGGTTATTGCCTACGAAAAGCACGTTGCTCAAAAGATTGAGGAACAAAAGTTTATCGAAGCAGCACAACCTAAAAAGGAAGCACAAGATATTCATCAACAGATGTATGCTCGTGCTTCTAAGTTTTTTGGATCTTGGCAGGAGAATGTTGGAGGTTCTGAAAACTTCCAGTCTGGTCCTGGTGGTTGGAACTCTGGTACAGGTATGGGACAGTTTCAATGAATGAAGATTGGCGTTATTCTGAAGAAAGAATGGACTTAAGAGAAAAAGCATACAACCTTCTCCTCACCCGTTTTGGATCTCAACTTGACGCTAATGGAGAACCTCTCTATACTATGCAAAGTATTACTGAATGTTCTCATGACTGGGTATCGCAAGGAAATGTGAGCACCAGCGGACTGGTTAAATACTATCAAGCGTATTACACAAAATGAAAAAACTACTACTTGGTTTGATTGGTTCTTCTTTGTTTGCCATTCCATCACTAGCAGGAGAATCTAAACTTAAAAAAGGATTCTATAGTATGGATGCCTTGGGTTGCATGTTAGTTCAAGAATGCACCGAGAATGTCCGACGAATCAAGAGTATCGAGGATATTCGTAAAGAGTTTCCTAATTCTGATTTTGATATTGTTGCTGATGAGTTTAACTCGATGCTGGTATCCCTTGATCAAGTCGGAGTTATGGTTTTTCTAGGACCAGAGAAATATTTTCCTCCTGGTCACCGTGGTGTCTATCACACAGTATCTAATAAGTTTTATCTGAATGATGCGTTTATGCACCGTCCTTCTGTTTTGATGACTGTTATGCGTCATGAAGGTTGGCACGCTGCACAAGACTGTATGGCAGGTTCTATCAAGAATAGTTTGATTGCTCTAATCTTCCCAGAAAATAAAGTCCCTGGAGTTTGGCGTGATATTGTAGAGAAGACTTACCCCAAGTCTGCTGTTCCTTTTGAGGCAGAAGCAAAGTGGGCAGGTAGAACTGAAGGCATGACTGCTAAAGCACTTGATGCATGTACTACTGGTAAGATGTGGGAAATCTACGAACCCACACCTTTAACTGAAAAGTGGTTGCGTGAAGAGGGGTTTATGAAATGATTCCATTCTTTATTGAAGAACCAATCACTTGGAAAAAAGTTGAGGTTCCTCAAGACATTATTAACTACTGCGACATGTATACACTTGATGCAGACCGTGAAGATCTCCGCTACATTGACTGTGTGTGGATGCATATGGGATACTACGGTGTCCCAAAGCATGTTATGAAAGCACACCGAGAAGAGTTTAATCCTCCAATTAAACCAATCTTTAACTAAATAGCAATGCATTGCTTCTGATCAAATGTCTGAACAGGTAAAAGAAACACCTAAAGAAGAAGAAAAGAAAAAAGGTTTGTTTGGTAAATTGAAAGATGCTGCTGATGATCATGAAGGTCAGTTAGAAGCAATCAGTACAATGGTTCGCCTTGGAATTCTTGTTTGGTCTGGTGGTATTCTGACTCTTGCATACATCAAGTTACCACCTGCTCTTGGTATTCCTGAACAGAAACTTGATCCTACTTTCATTGCATCTGTCTTTACTGGAGTTTTAGCTACTTTCGGTGTTCAGACTGCGAAGAAGTCAGGTGATGGTACGATGAAGATGGGTGCTGCTTCTGGTGGAGTATCCAAAGCAGACTTGGAAAAACTGATTGCTGCTGCAGCACAGACAGCACCTGCTCAAACGATTCGTATTGAACAGGCACCAATTCAGATTGCAACTGCTGCACCTAAAAAGGATGGTGAACCACCTATTATGCCAACGGTATGATGTATGTTCAAGAAGAAGTCTGGTTCTGAAGAACCACAACCAGTTGTAACTAAACCTCAACGGTCTCCATTTAAGTGGGTAGCACTCACTGTGGGGACCGTTTTTGGTGTTGCACACTTTGGAGTTATTGGTCATCTTTTAAATCGTCAACAATTACCTATTATTAATTTACCCGTTGGTGACTACACAGCCTATCAGGTAGAAGCAGGTAAGGATGGATACCGAATTCAGTATCGTTCTAATGCTCCCACTGTTATGGGTAAGGACAAGGTTGTTCTTAAGAAGAATGGTTTCTTTGGTATTGGTGGAAATACTAAAATCATTCAACAGGAAGAATATACTATGGATGGAGCACAGCATCTCCAAGGAGGTGAGTTGGGAAAGTTGACTGCTCAAAAGATAGAGTGTATCAAGGCGGAAGGTGGTGGCGAAAATGCAGGTAGATTGGTTGGAACTAGTATTGGTGCTTCTGCTGCCCCAATGTTTAGTGGTATTCCTTATATTGGTTGGTTGGCTGCGGGATGGGTAGCAATGTTTAGTGGGAATACTGGGGCAGAGATAGGAGGAGAAATTGCCACTATCAATAAGGACTGTGATTAATGGAGCACAAGTTTAAGTATTATTGGGGTGGAGAAGAAAACTGGTATACCAAAAGTAAGAGATGGGCAAACGAACAAAAGTTTCCCATCAATCATCTTGCTCTTGGTTTCATAGAGTGGTTATGGACTATGTGGGTTCAAGGTAAAGTTGATATGGAGATGACTAGTGTGGACAAGCAAGTCAATGAGATTATAAAAACTTGGGAAGAAGAAGAGAAACAAGAACCAGTAACAGAAATTAAAAAGTCTGATATAGAAGGACTAGATGATATTCGTATCATTTCTCCCTGGACGAATGGCAATGATTGGAATGATACTTCTATAAATCATAGGAAGTGGAGATGAACATTGATGCTTACAATTCTAAATTATGTTGCTGCGTTTTGGTCTACTGTAGTTATTCCTTGTGCAACTGTTCCTGCTAATTGGGAACATTGTTCTCGTATAGATAAGTGGTTGATACCAGATTTGATTAGTGCATGGGAACTTAAGACTGGAAAAGTTGTTCCTTATCAAACGGAAAAGGATTACTTAAATGGAATTACTTCTGAAACCCCTTGATGATATAAACGATCCTGTCTGGTCTGTTATTATTCTTCTGTGTTGTGGACTAGCGTTTACGCTATACTGTGTCGTATATATATTGAGACTATCTTTTAAGGAACTAGAAGAAAATGGCCAAGTCCGCGAACAAGGGCAAGAAAGGTCAATCGAAGCAGAATCAAGGGAACGCGACTGCTAAGAAAGCAAAGAATGGTGGTAAGAAAAAATAATATATGCCAAGAGAATGGAATACTTCTTTTAGGGAACCGTGGAATCCTATCATAAAGAAGTGCCTTGATGGCGTAGACCTCCACAACAAACTTTATTTCGAAACACAAGATACATTTCATCTCAATCAAGCAGATTTACTCAGGGTATATGTTACAAGATTAAAAACTTGGATACATAATACTGAACCTGAAGCATTTCATAGGAAAGAATCTCATGGGAGCGATGACACCACCAAGTCGGAAGAGTTGTTACAATTTCCGAGTGACCAGCATAGATAGAGTGCTGGATGGAGACACGATCGATGTCACGATTGATCTCGGTTTTGATCTTTATAAAAAAGAAAGAGTTAGAGTTGCTGGTGTGGACACCCCAGAAAAACGCACAAAAGATGATGAAGAAAAGGCACTCGGATACGACGCTACTCACTGGTTGGAAGAAAGACTTAAGGGCGCTATTGAAGGGGATGACGATCTCGTTATCCGTACTGAGCTTGTTGGTGGTGTTGGAAAGTATGGACGCCTTCTCGGCTGGCTCTACGTCGGAGACGCCGACGTGTCCCTCAACGAACAAATGATCACAGAAGGATATGCTTGGGCATATGATGGTGGTACTAAGCAGAAGGACTTCGAAGAACTTAGGGAGATCCGTAGAGCACATGGAACTCTTGTAGAATGAGCACACTTTTTGTATTCTCATTTGCGCTTCTATTAGTCTCAGGAATGGAATCTACTTGGCCAATAAAAAATAGGAAATTTTAATTGATGGCACAATCGACTTATAAGAAAAGAGCAAAGAAAGAAGCAACTGAAACATTCTTTCTCTATGTTTTCTTTCACTCTATTTTGATATGTTTAATGATGACTGATGCCTGAGATTCCTAATATTACTTCCAGAGATATTAGTATTCGTGGAATTGAAATACCTCAAGTAGTAACATCGTCAGAAAACTACATACAATCACCATTAGCACCTCCTGTAGTGGTAAACATTGGTGTACCTATCGTTGATGTGCCAGGATGCGTAGAAGCTCATGAGGCAAATTCAAAGTCCAATACGATTGCTGGGGATGACCCCAAAGGATTGGTTACTTACTGTGATGGTAATCTCCCCAGTTTTAATCCTCCCAACTTTGATCCCAACCAGATGCTGCCAACACAGCGTCCTGCTGTAGATACAAGGCAACCTAAAGCTCCCGTTGCTCCCGAGTTACCAGCGACACCTAAAATTCCTCCTGCTACTGCTAAGGTGGACTGCCCCACACCAGCACAAGCAGCGAAGGAACCTGTCGGCACATACATTGAAGGGTTTAGAAAGAAGGTTACTGACTATCAGTTAGTTGGCAACCAGTGTATTCAGATTACAGAACCTGTGCCTCTACCAGAGCAGATTGTTGCTGGTCTTCCTGCTGCTGGGACAGTTGTAACTACCTCAAGTATTGCTGTTGTTGCTACTGCATCTGCACTATTAGCAAAACCGTTGGCAGACATACTTTTGAAAGCAGTCAAACCAACGGTTAAGAAAGTGATGAAGAAGATTGCAGCAATTAGAAAGAAACCTATTCCTGTCCAGTCCGTAGGGGCCCGCCGAGCAGAGCAGCGCCAGATGAACCAAGCTGTGCGGGCACTTCGTTCAGTGTTCCCGCGTCGGAAGAAGAAGGGATAGTATGATAGTGTGGGTGAGTATGTCCTGGAGGATTATTCACGACCACATCAGCACATACTTTATAATAAGGACTACGGGGATGAAACTGAATTCCCTGTTTCATTAACTCACCACAGTTTTTGAGACGGGCAATCTCAAAATCTAATCTCTTATTAGCAGTTGTTTGCTTCATCAATTCGATGTTAGCAGCAGCTGCTTCTTTACATTGATCTTGTAGTTTCTGATCAAGTGGACGAGACCAAGTAGCAGAAAATCCTAAACCAAGATTGTAGTTATCCTTTTGCCCTGTCCTGGTAGGCACAGTATAAAGAATGCCGCCAGGATTATCAGGTGCTCCATCCTCATCCATATCCCTCATGTCATAGACAGGAGTGTTATACCAAGGTTCATATGGTCTGGTAGCAGATGCACTACCCGTAACATATGGTGTGATGTTTAGAGTTGGCCCTTGACACTGGATTCCACCACCATAGGTGTTGGTAATGTATGGACCTTGAAGGACTTGGATGGCTTGGTTTGTGACAGAACCAGAGGAGTTAGCCACAGGAGCAGCAGTGGCGCTAACGCCACCAACAGTCTCAGCAAGAACTCTTTGTTGGACCAATGCTGGGGAGAGGACACTTAGGATTACTGCGAGAAAATGGAGGTTGTGTCTGTGACGCTTGTAACTTCTGTTACTCTTTGAATTATTGTTTGTGTGCTTAAACCCGGTCCCTGATACGTCTCTGTGTATTGAAACGCTCCTCCTGGAGTCGTTTGTGTAAAGTTCGGTCTGTTTGTTATTCCAGTCCATGATGAAGTCACCCCGTCTATTGTTACAGTATTAGCACCTGTTCCTGGTTGTAATGAACCTGATGCTGTTATTCCACTCCCAGTTACTGAATATTGATATCCAGTGTTATAGTCCATCGAGTTGATGGTCTCTGTAATTTTCTGTGTCGTCTCGGTATGTGATGTCATGGAAAATTACAGAGACCATCAACTCGATGGACTA